CGTATCGCCCCAGATCGGCCGCAACCTCGACCGGTCTTATTCGGGCTCGGCCGGGTTCAAGATGGGCACTCTGCGCGACTACCTGCTGACGAACCGCCGCATCGGCAAGATCGAAGTCACATTCGAGCTGACCGGCAACCAGTTCTTCGGCTTCGTGCCCAACGCCGACTACATCCGCCCGTTGATCGGCATGGCCGTGAACACCACGGCCATGACGCGCCTCAATCCGACGGACAACTACCAGTTCCTCGTGATGGGCGCGATGGGTCTGGAGATCCGTGCCGACGCCAACGGCAAGAGCGGCGTGTTCTACTCGACCGACAACTAAGCCGCGGTGATCGCTGTGACGGGCCGGTTCGCGCCGGCCCGTTTGGTGTGACCACCAACCCCACCCCGAAAAGGAGCGCGCCATGCGCATCAAGATCACGAAGCCCGGCATCTATGGTGCCGATGGCGAAATCCCGGTCGGTACCGAGCTCGATGTGAAGTCCGAGCCGAAGGGCTGGGATGGCCGGTACGAGGTTATCGGCAAGACCGAGGGCAAGGCTGAGGTCAACAACGGCAAGTACGACGATATGAAGCGCGACGAACTCGACGCTCTCGCCAAGGAGCGCGGCGTCGATATCTCCGAGGCGAAGAACAAGGGCGATGTGATCGCTGCGCTGCAGCTCGCCGATGAAGCGGCCAAGACCGCCTGATGTACGGCACGCTGGCAGGCTGGCGCGCATACGCCGCGGCGCGGGGCGATAGCGCCCCGACCGATGCGCAGGATGCGGTCGCAACGGCTGCGCTCGTCCGCGGCTCGGACATGATCCGAGTCCGCTATGTCGCCAACCTGCTGCCGGGCTATGACGCCACCTTCACCCCGCCCGGCTCCGATCTGCCGCTGGTGGAGGAAGCCGCCTACATCGCCGCGTCGATCGAACTGACTAAGCCGGGATTCTTCGCCAAGACCTACACAGCAGCCGAGCAGAAGGTGCTGACCGAGGTGAAGGGCATCAAGTGGACCGTCACCGGGGAAGCCAGCGGCACCTACGCCGCCATGCCGGTATCGACGCTGATCGAGGCGCTGTTTGAGCCGTACATCACGGATCGGGACGCCGCGGGCTTCATGCTGCAGGCGGTGGGGTGCTGACTTGGGCGAGGACTGGAACGCCATCGCGGCCGAGGTGGATGAGGCGCTGAAGTCCGTTGCGGACCTTACCCAACCCGCCGGCTATCCCGCCACGCTGCAGATCCCGCCCAACGGCGTGCCATCTAATCCGTGGGACCCACCGTCAGGTCTGCCTTCGTACTCGACCGTCTACGTCGTCGAGGGAGTGCGCGAGATCAGGGATGCGGCGGGGATGACCGTGATCGAGGTGCGCCGAACGCTCATGGTCAGCGCGACTGGTGCGGTCCCGGCGAAAGGCCAGCAGATCGCGGTTGGTGTTGCGGCTGACGGGGTGGGGCCGAGCACCGTCTGGAACGAGATCGCCGAGGTGCGGCCCGTTTCGCCGGTAGGGATCGCCGTGCTCTACGAAGTTGATCTGGTGGCGTAGTGCTCAAGCGTCTCGGTCCCCGCGAACGGATCGCGCTCTTCGTCGAGACGTGGGAGCCGACGGTCAGGAAGGCATTCCTCGACGCGATCAACTCCATCCGGTCCTCCGTCACGCTCCGGCTCGTTGTCGAGGCCATGGAGCGCGGTGACTTGGCCCGGGCACTCGACGCTCTCCATATCGAGCGCGAGGCCTTCGGCGGGCTGGAAACGGCAATTGCCGATGCCTGGAACTCGGGTGGCGTGAATGCGGCGGAGGACATGACCGTCCGCGATCCCGACGGGCACCGCGTCGTGTTCCGCTTCGGCGTCCGCGATCCTGCCAGTGAGGCGCTGATCCGGAGCCATGCAGCGGGACTGGTCACGAGGATCACCGCGGAGCAGATCGAGAATGCTCGAGTGGTGCTGTCCGAGGGATTGGCCCGCGGTGACAACCCCACCCGCACCGCCCTGAACCTCGTCGGCCGCGTGTCGCGCGTCACAGGTGAGCGTACAGGCGGGTTGATCGGTCTCTCGGCTCCGAATGCAGCGACAGTTGAGAACGCCCGCCACGCGCTAACTACGGGCGATGTGGATGGCATGCGGTCGTACCTGCAACTGAAGCGCCGCGACAAGCGGTTCGATGCGGCGGTGCGGAAGGCGATCGAGGCAGGGAAGGGGCTGTCGCTGCAGGACGCTGCCCGGATAACCGGTCGCCTCTCCGACAGCTACCTCAAGCTCCGCGGCGACATGATCGCGCGCACCGAAACCATGACCGCGCTGAATGGCTCGCGCAACGAGGCAATGCGGCAGGCGATCATGTCCGGGAAAGTCGATCCCTCGCTCGTCACGAAGACCTGGCGCGCCACCCATGACGGTCGCACCCGGTTCACCCACGCCGTGCTGCATGGGCAGGCTGTGAGGTTTGACGAACAGTTCGTGTCACCCTCTGGCGCTCGCCTCTCGTACCCCGGCGATCCGTCGGCACCGGCCAGTGAGCACGTCGGCTGCCGCTGCAACATGGAAGTGAAGATCGACTACACGGGCCAGTTCCTGCGACGGCGGGCCAACTGATGGCCGGGACCTTTGCAGCGACCGTCGGCGACTGGGTGCACGACGTGAAGGGTGCGCTCGAGGTCGTGTTCAAGGAGTCGGCGCAGGAACTGGTGACCCAGTTGAACGCGCTGGCGCCGGTCGACACCGGGTTTCTCCGCGCTTCGTTGCGCGCCTCCACAACGGCGATGCCGGTGCTGTCGCTCAGCAATCCCGGCGGAGCATTCAACCTCGACGCAGGCGAAATCACGCTGGTGATCGCCGGCGCGGACGTGGGGGACACCATCTACCTCGGCTACACGGCGAACTATGGCGCATTCGTGCACTACGGCGCGAACGGCCGCCCGGGTCGCCCGTGGGTGGACATGGTAGCGCAGCGCTGGGCGTCCATCGTCGCGGCCAAGTCGGCAGAGGTTAAGGCGAGGTTGGGGCTGTGATGGGACATCGGGAGCCGCTCAAGTCGGGCGATGAACAGGATGCGTTCAGCGGCTGGCGCAAGCTGCTTTGCGTGTTCAAGCGGCCGGGTGTGGCGCGCAAGACGAAGACACGTTTCTCCCGCCGCGTCCGGCATGAGGTGAAGGCGTCACTGCGCTCTAACCCGGACGGCTGGCTGTGATCGAGACCGACATCTTCGCCGCTCTGATGGGCCGCATCGCTTCGTTCATCGCGACCCCCGCCATGCCCGTGGCCTATCCGAACGTCCCGTTCACGCCCCCGGCGAACCAGCGATACCTGCGCGTCCAGTTTGTGCCGAACGTGGCGAACCGGGCGCTCATCGACAGCGACGGCCCGCACCAGCACCAGGGGCTGCTGCAGGTATCCGTCATGTGGTCGAAGGGGCAAGGGGAGAGTGGCGCGAGGGGTGTGGCTGCGGCTGTCGCCGACCACTTTCCTTGCGATCTGAAGTTGGCTGCGGGCTCCAACGTCGTCCGCATCACCAAACGCCCCGACGCTCGGGACGTGATCGTCGAGGAAGCTGCGATCCAGATCCCGGTGATGGTGAGTTGGGAGGCGTGGGCTTAAAGCGTCTTTCTCGCGGCGAGCTTGCGAGCTTTGATGAGACGCTGGCTGAGCTGCAGCGGAAGGACCCCTCTCGCCTTCCTCTGACCCTCATATCGCTCAAGAATTGACACTTCGTCTTGGAAGCGCTTCTCCGCTCGATATAGCTTCGCCAAGGCAAGGTAGGGGGCTGGAGCAACGCCCAATCCGTTCTTCCGATCTTCGATCTCGGTCCTCGCAATCTCGAAGATAAGCGCCCGCTCCGCTTCACCCTTGTCACCGGCCTTCCTCAGAGCCTCTGCCGCTTCAAATGAGCTCGTCGGGCGCCAGTAGTCTTCGAACAGCTCACTCGGCCCAATGACCTGAAAGGTGATCTCGACGAAGCCGCCTCGTCCAACATACGTTTTGTGCAGCCTTGGGAGTACCGTCGACAAATCGGCGTCCGCCAAAATGGCGGCGAGCTCACGATCTACATAGCCGAGCTGGCGACTCTTCCGGCCGAACCACCCCGCCCATGTGCCAAAAACGGCTATCGCGTTGGGGTCGTGTCTGTTCCTCGGCTCGCGCTGCCACGAAAGCCTCGGTGACCGAGCACGGCAGAACGCCCTCGCGGCACCTCGCCTCAAGTGCACGCCGCGAATCTCGGCAATCTCAAAAAATATACGATACCCCGCGGGCAGCGGGTTGTTCGCGATGTGAAATGCTTTGTGCACTCGGCCTGCCCCTTAGCGGACAAGCTACTACGCAGCGTTTCGCTGTCCAGCCTGCCTTTTTCGCCCTTCGGCAAGGCACCATCAAAACAGGAGGCCGGAATGGCCGATCTTTACCCGGTTGCCGGGGCCAAGTTCTTTATTGGCACCGTCGCCATGTCTGTTCCGACCGAGGACGTCGAGCTCGATGACTTCGCGGGCATCACCTGGCTTCGCGTGAGTGACTGGCAGAACATGGGCGCCGTTGGCGATAGCGCCGCCCTGATCTCGACGGACATCATCGACCGCGGCCGCACCGTGAAGCAGAAGGGGACTCGCAACGCCGGCAGCATGCAGAACAACTTCGCGGTCAACGCCGACGACCCGGGCCAGCTCAAGCTGATCGAAGCTGCCAACGGCAACTCGAATTGGCCGTTCTGCATCCAGTTTGATGACGAGCCGCCCGCTGCCAGCCATACCGCGACGATCACGGTGGCTTCGCCGGGCGTAGTGACCTGGGCGGGCAACCCGCTGGAGGTTGGCGACAAGGTGGTGCTGACGACCACAGGGGCGCTGCCGACCGGCCTGACGGCCGGCACCGAGTACTATGTGAAGGCCAAGCCCGATGCGGATACGTTCACGCTCGCCGCCACGCCCGACGGCACTGTCATCAACACGTCGAGCACCCAAAGCGGCACCCACACCGCGACGACGATCCCGAACGGAACCGAGAAGTACTTCCTCGGCCTCGTCATGGGCGCGCAGGAGCAGGGCGGCGGTGCGAACACGGCCCGGCTGTTGCAGGCAACCGTCGAGATCAACACGAACATCGTCACCGTCGCGCCCTCGGCGGCCGGCTAAGGAGCAGTCATGACTTTGATTGACCTTGGCCAGTTCGACGAGGCCATCGAGCGCCAGGAGAAGGGCATCGAGGTGCCCATCCTCGGTCTCGACGGCAAGACGCCGACTGGCCTCGTCATCGTCGTGGCCGGTCCGGACAGCGAACGGGCGCGGAAGGCGCGCGAGCAACTGCATCAGGAACTCGTCGATGCTCAGCGGATCGACCCGCTGACGCCGGCCGAAGTCGCTGCGCAGGGCACGCGCTTTCTCGCCAAGCTCACCATCGGCTGGGCACCGGACGTCAAGGTGGGTGGCGAGCAGCTTGCCTTCACCGAGGCGAACGCGATCCGCGTCTACGAGAAGTACCGGTTCATCCGCCAGCAGGTGGATGCGGCGGCCGGGAACCGCGCCGCTTTCATGATCGCGTCGTCCGGCTCCTCTGCGACGCAATCCGAGCAGCCGTAGAGGGGCGACACGCAAACGTCCCACCTGCCGGCCAGCGGGTGTGGGACGCCTTCTGGACGCTGAACGGCACCCGAAACGGCAACGGCTGGGTGGCCAACCGTCTGACGCTGCTCGAGATCGAGGCCTACGGGCGGATGATGCAAATCGGCATGGCTGGCTGGGAGATCGATGCGCTGCTCGCGATGGACGCCGCGTGGTTTGGAGCGCAGCGGCCAATGGGTGAGGCGCCGAAGGTGTCGGAGCGGAAGCTGACCCCGGCGTTGTTCGAGGCGTTGTTTTAGATGATCCCCGCGTCGAGGCACTTGATCCGGCCATCGGTGGCGGCCTTCTTCTCTGCCTCCGGCAGCGGGGTAACGGCGTCGCGCTGAAGCGCGGCAACGTACTCGGCGCACTCTCGCGCCAGGCTGGCTCTATCGGCGGCGACGGCCCGGACCGCATTCGCAGCATCGGCGACGCTGAATTGCTGCCACAGCCATAGGCCGCCGGCTGCAATCACCACGACGCTTGCGATCCCGACGAGGATTGTGACGGCCGACTTCATGGCGGCGGACGCTATCTCAATGCAAGGTGACGATC